TACCACTATGACACGGAAACTGCCCTAAAGGAGTTCCTGCGGGTGCTTAAACCAGGCGGAACGGCGATTATCTTCGTGCCTGACGTAGAGGGCGTTACATGCAACCATGACTTCCTGTATGAAAGTTGTGCAGGCCCGATATGCGGGATTGACCTATTCTACGGGCTGACAAGTTACGTCAAGGTAAATCCGCACTATGCACACCACATGGCATTTACCAGGGATACCTTGGAGAAGGCAATGGTGGATGCGGGGTTCAGTAGAGTTTCAGTTACACGCCAACTCGTCTATAACCTGATGGGCGTTGGATTCAAACCAGTTTAATAAAGGAAACATAATGGCGCATTACAACCTGTTCGTACCCCTGCAAGCCGTGGGCGCAAGTCTGGTCTATTTTGACCTTTTCAACGCATCCGGTTCAGGCGTAATCGTAAACGTAAAATCGGTCATTCCGGTAGTTTCCGGTGCCGTGGGTGTTACCGGTGCAGTAGCGGTTGACCTGTTCCTGACCAAGACATCTACCGTAGGAACCACTGGAACTGCTGCGGTCAATGAAGGCACATCCCTTACCGCCTGTACCTTTACCGGACATGATACGGATTCATTCCGACCAGGCGGGGTAACGGCGCGACTTACCCCAGGTGGCGGCGCTACGGCAGCAGGTGTGTTGTCATGGGTATCGGTGTTTACCGAGGAAACCTCTGCGGCGACCTATTCAAAGGTACGCGATCTGGTCAGGCAGGGATACAACAGCATCCCCCCTGTATCGCTGGCTGGTGGACAAGGTATCCGTGTGGTGCAAGGTTCGGTGGCATCGGTTGGTAACATCGGTTTCAACGTCTTGCTTGACATCGGTTAGGACATAACATGGCATATTACAACCTATTTGTTCCATTGCAGGCGGTAGCGGCAAACGTAGTCTATTTCGACCTTTTCAACGCTTCCGGTTCGGGGGCTATCGTTGAGGTCAAGTCCGTTATTCCTGTCGTTTCAGGTGCTACGGCAGTTACCGGAGTGCTAGGCGTTGACATTTTCCTGACCAAGACTACTGCGGTAGGGACTGGCGGGACTGCGGCAACGCAGGAAGGCACAGGGCTGACTACTTGCACATTCAGCGGTCACGACAACCAGCAACCATTACCGGCACTCATAACGGCACGACTGACTCCCACCGGCGGGGCTACAGCCGGAGGTGTCCTATCGTGGTGTTCGTTATCCGCAGAGGAAACCGCATCCACCACTTATGGAAATGCCCCTGATATGGTTTGCTTTGACTACGATGATTGCGGCTTCATAACGCTATCAGCCAACAAGGGCATAAGGGTAGTGCAGGGCGCTACTGCTGCATTGGTGGGAAACATCGGCTTCAACGTCATGTTCAATGTGAGCGCCAAATAATGCCTTACTTCCTGCAACATCCCTTACATGGATACCATGTGGTTTACAACGAACTGGACTTGGGAACTTGCAAGGCTAACGGATGGGTGGCAAGGGAAATGCCTAAACCGCAAGAGATAGAAACAAACATCATATCCATAAAAAGAAAACCAGGCCGCCCGAAAAGGATGAGTAAATGAGCATTTCCACCTACTCCGAGTTAACAGCCTCGGTATCCAACTGGATGCACCGTTCAGACCTTGTTTCTATGGTTCCTGACTTTATCCAGTTGGGTGAAGTCATGCTCAACAGGGATTTGCGCCTGGCATCTATGGAGAATGTTTCTACAATCAATACATCCATCACAGACCGCTTTGCAACGCTCCCCACCGGATTCCTAGAGGCCATTGACCTTGCGCTATATTCGGATAGTTACCCGCAAGTGCTGACGCAAGTACCGCTGTCCGAGATCAACTTCAGATCAATCGCAACAGGTTCATTGGCGCTTCCTCACTTCTACGCCGTTACCTCAAACATCGTATTCGACACTATTTCCGATCAAGTTTATCCATGCGCTCTTAGATACTATAAGAAACTGGACATCACCACAGACTTGACTAATTCAGTCCTGACCAATTCACCTGACCTCTACCTTAATTCCGCCTTTCTCTACGCATCCATTTATACCAAGGACGACCAGCGTGCGGCTGAGTTCAGGGCATTGCTGTCTGAAGGTATCAAGACGGAAAACAGGAAGGATGCAAGGAACAAGGGTAAGGCGATGTTATTGGTCGAGCCAGGGCTTAGACGGAGGATTGCCGGAGACATTTTCACGGGTGAAAGCTGGTGATTCCGTTCACTGGATTTGCCCCTGACCAGGAAGAACATACGCAGGGAGTTATTTCCGACTGTTCCATGATGGCACCTACCTTGAGGGGAATGAGGGCGACACCATCAACGGTATCTGCCGGATTCGCTGCATTGTCAGGTGCTTGTACGGGTGCTGCCCACGTTGTTAAACTGGATAAGACCACAAGACTATTTGCAGCCACTATAACAAAACTATACGAAGGTTCAGGGGGGTCTTGGACGGAAGTAGGCCGAAACGTAGCCCCTGCTTCTGCCGCAGCCTATACCGGAAACGCTGACTATAACTGGAGTTTTTGCCAGTTCGGTGACGTAACCATTGCCTGTAACCTTGCTGATTCAACTCAGAAGTCGGTCAGTAGCGGTCAATTTACCGATCTTGCTACCGCGCCTAAAGCCCTTGTGTGCGAAACGGTAGCAGGATTCGTGATGTTGGGATGTTATAACAATGGTGCTGACGTTCTGGATGGTCTTTTCTGGTCTGGATTATACGACTATACCGCATGGACACCTTCTGTTGCTACCGGATGCGGTAATTTAAGGTTACTGGATACCCCAGGACGGATCAATGCGGTAAGACGGCTTGGAAATAATGCCATCGTCTATAAAGACAATTCTATGTATATCGGCACATTCAACGCCGGTATCCTGTGGGCGTTCCAGCTAATCTCAGGAGACATCGGGGCAGTATCGCAAGAATCAGTCGTAAACATAGGAACGGCACACCTGTTCGTATCAAACGATAACATTTACGCCTATAGCGGTGCGCTTCCAGTTCCAATCGCCGCTGACCTGAAAGAATGGTTCTTCAGGGACTTGTCGGCTACCTACCGTTCCAGAGTAACAGGTTCATACGACAAACGAAATGGATTGGTTTATTTTTACTACCCTAGTTCCTCTATAAGCATTGACAGATGCCTTGTTTACAATGTCAAGACAGGAAAGTGGGGCAGGGCAAACAGAAGCATTGAGGCCGCAGTTGAGTTTATCTCAGGTGGATATACTTACGCATCTTTCGCAACCGCTTACACGGCCTATGCAGACCAGCCATCCGTCACCTATGGCGGCCCATTCTGGACTGCCGGAAGCCCGAATATGTCAGTATTCGGTACTGACCATATACTTTATACCCTGACCGGCACATCAACCAATTCCAGCATCACCACCGGAGCCATCGGGGATGACGCTACCATGACCCTGCTCAAGAGGGTACAGCCAAGATTCAACGATGACCCTACATCGGGAAATATGACTAATTACTACCGCATGACCGATGGGGCGAGTTGGACGCAGGACGCTAATATAAACATGAGTTCAGGGCGTTTTGATGTGCTAAGGGAAGCCCGCTGGCACAAGGTAAAGACGGACTTTGTAGGTGCTGTGGAAGTGGTGGGAAATTCCTACCTCATTGTCCCGTCAGGTTCGGAATGATACTCCAGCAAGAACCGAAACTAACGACAGACCCAGATGACCTTAACCGTCACCTGACCAAGTTGCTTCGGGAAACGGCACAACAAGTCAACCTTTTGGGAGATGGACGCATAGCCGGAACCAATAATGCGGCAGCCGCAATTCCCACGCAGGGTAATTACATTCAGGGCGATTTCATACGAAATCTTACCCCAAGCGAAGCAGGTGCGGCGGCTTCCAAGTATGTGATTATCGGATGGGTATGTTCCGTATCAGGAACGCCTGGGACTTGGCTTGCTTGCCGTTGCCTCACGGGTAACTGATGCTGTCCTACGTCCATCCTGACGACCTTAGAACACATTGGGAATATGTCAGGAAGG